GTATGCGCCCCCGGCAGGACTCGAACCTGCGGCCAAGCGCTTAGAAGGTATTCGGCACTCAACGCTGTGCTTACCTGCGTTTTCCCTGGCGGCGCTCCGCCAAATTAATGCAAGGCGCTTGGCCAAAGTTCTCAGGGGATTGGCGGAGACTTGTCGTCCCCTCAGGAACGGGCGCCGCCCCGGGCCCATTGTGGCACCCGGAGCGGCCCTGGAGCCGTGGCCCCGCCATCTGGACGAGGCGGCGTCCCTCGCAGAGATACGCCTGCCGCGGCTCCGCTGCCCGCCGGCCTGGGCCTGACGGGCAATCAGTGGAGGGGGTGGTCCCGGTGGGGTACCCCCAGGCGTTCAAGATCACACAATGCAGGATGCATCCTGCATACACAACGATCATGAACGGACAGCGTGGGGCGAGTGCCACGCCTCACCCCGCCCGACCCCGCTCTTGTCGAGCGCAGACGGCGCATCGGCCGCCGCATCCAGGCCGCGCGGCTGCACGCCAACCTCACCCAGCAGGCGGTCGCCGAGCGCGCCGACATGGACCGCGCCTCGTACCAGAAGATCGAGTACGCCAGCGTCAGTCCGCACCTCGACACCCTGCTCCGCATCGCCGACGCGATCGGTGTCCCGCTCGCCGATCTCGTACGGGAGTGAGCCCCGGCCACCCGCCACGGGGGGTAACGGATGGCCAAGGCAGACGTCCCTGCCCGCGGGCGATCGGCGGGGCCGCGGGCAGGGGGCTCATGGGTCGATGCGTGTGCGCGGCCGGCACTCGGGGTCGCCGTCGCGGTGCCGGTGGTCGTCCGGCCTGGCGCCGCTGGTCGCGAACAGCTGCGGCACGGTCACGGCCTCACCCATGATCGGCCGGTCGCATCGGACGCAGATCCGAATCCCGCTCATCGCCTTCACGGTGTGCCTCCCGTCCACGCGCGCGCCAGCTCCTCGGTGTCCGCGGCGGTCCACTCGCTCACGACGGTGACGCCGGACTGGGCGGCACAGACAAGGTGGGCGAGGATCGGCCAGCCGGGGCCGGACCCGGCCGGGCGGTAGCCGATGACGGCGTCCGGCGGCGGTGTCGTCTCGGGGCAGAGGGCGCATGCCAGGGTGCTAGCCACGGGACTCCTCGGCGTAGGGGTTGCCGGGCGCCGGGGCCACCCGCCAGAACGTCACCTGGACCGCGCGGAACGAGCGGTGCTCCGGGTACTGGCCGGTGTGCTTCAGCGCCCACACCTCGGCCGGCAGGCGCTCGCCCTCGGTCGCACCGGAGGAGTCGCCGCACGTCGTGCACTGCGCCTCATGCATCGGCTTCGTCCGGGCACCCTCGGATGCGTCTACGCCGAGGTGCCACTCAGCCGCCCTGATGATCGTGCGCGGGCTCATACGAAGTGCTCCGCCCCGATGGTCCCCAGCAGCGCGTACAGGACGTCCACGCCGCGCTGCTCGGCGCAGGCGCGGTGTGCGTAGACAGCCAGGCCGGGACCCGACGCGGAGCCGTGCTGTCGGACGCACACGTCCGCGCCTGGCTCAGGGCAGTAGGCGCACTCTCGTTGCCTCTGATCGCTCATATGGTGAGCGTCCCGCGCGGCAGGAGCAGGAACGCTCACAGATTTGTGAGCGTGTGAGCGCTACAACCCGATCCACGTAGCCATGTGAGCGAGGGTGTCAGGCGTGCGGCGAGCGGTGTGCACCAGCCCGGACACGGCATCCCGCGTGCCGGGGTGGTACCGCGTTTGCTCGGGTGCTGTGCGGCGGGCCTCGACGAGGTGGCGCAGGGACGACTCGGTGTGCCCGGTCTCCATCTCCACGACCGCTCGGTCAACGAGGTATCGGGCCCGGCGGGAAGTGAGCGTCGACGGCGGCAGACGCAGAGCGCGGGCCTGCTTCAGCCCCGCGTCCCACTGCCGCATGCGGACCTGCGCACCCAGTGCGTGCAGGTCGATGTTCACGTCCCCGAAGGACAGCCAGTGCACGTCCCGCGCGTCCCCGCCGACTGCCTGCGCCAGCTCGCGCGCAGCGCTCAGGTGATGCTCGACGGCAGCGGCATCCTCGGCCCGCGCGGCGACTGCCACGGCGCCGAGGTGCAGCTGCCCTGCGACAGCGAGCGCCTCACGGGTCGTCTCACCGGCGAGCAGCGTGTGCCCGGCAGCCACGAGCCGACGCCCCAGCCCGCCGGCCTCCTGGTGCGAGAGCGCCCGCTTGTACTGGCGTACGGCAGCGAGGCACGGATCGGAGGCCCGCTCGGCAGCCCACCCCATACGGTCGAGGGCGACCGCGGCCAGGTCCTGGTACCCCAGCTTCAGGGCGATGTCGTGGGCTGTGCGGTAGGCGGAGGCGAGCGCCTGCCATGCCTGCGTACTCGGGTGTGTCTGCGCGGTGTTCGTCAGGGCGGTGATGACGCCGGGCAGGGCCTCGGCGGCGGCGCGAAGCCGGGTGGCCCGCACCTGCTGGCAGACAGTGTCCGCCGCGGCGACGAGGACCGGCAGCGGGGCCGGCGTGGTGGTCCGATCGGGGTCAAGGTCGAACAGAGTGAGGGCCTCGCGGATGGGGCGCACGAGCGCCGCGAGACGGCGCGGTTGGATGCTGGTCAACGGGTCCGCTCCGGTGAGCAGGGCGACATCGATCCGGAGGGCACGGGCGACAGCGTCAACGAACTCCGGGCTCGGCGCACGGGCGCCGCACTCGACCTGGTTCACGAGGCTGTACGAGTAGGGCAGGCGTTCAGCGAGCTGCTTCTGCGTCAGGTGCGCTAAGCGGCGCTGCTGTCGGATGCGTGCACCGGTGCGGTCGTCGTCGAGTGTGGGCATACTGGGTACTCCGTTCCTGACTCGTCATCTGGAACGCTACCCGCGCCAACCGGCGTTGGACCCGTACCGCCCCTGATCCCGCCCGGATCGGGGGCGGTCGCGTGTGATGCCATGTGGGTATGACGAGGACTCTGTACCTGTTCTGCGCGGCCGCGCCGCCGATCTTCCACGTGGCCGGAGTGGTGGAGGATGCGCAGGCGCGCGGCTGGGATGTGTGCTTGGGGCTGACGCCGACCGCCGCCGGCTGGCTGGAGGACAGCCTCAGCGGGCTCGAGACACTGACCGGGCATCCGGTCAGGTCCGAGTACCGGATGCCCGGCAGCGAGAGCGTGTGGCCGCAGGCGGACGTGATCGCCTTCGCGCCCCTCACCGCCAACAGCCTGAATGCCTGGGCCCTCGGGCTGACCCCGTCATGGCCAGTCGGGACTGTCGTCGAGGGGATCGGCAAGGGCATCCCCATGGTGGCGATGCCGTGCATCAACCAGGCGCTGGCTGCACATCCACAGGTCGACCGCTCGGTTGCCACGCTGCGCGATGCCGGGGTGACGGTCCTGTACGGCGTCGGCGGATGGGTACCAAACCCGTCAGGGCAAGGGCGGCCGGCCGAGTACCCGTGGCACCTCGTGCTCGACGCTGCCGACCGGGCAGGCTGACATCCCAGGAACAACGAAGGCGCCCCCTGCCTCGGCTTCGGCCGGGGCAGGGGGCGTGGTGTTCGGCGCGGAGGGCGCGCAACCGCTACATGTTCAAAGGGTTGATCTTGACCCGCTGGCCAGCTTGCAGAGGGAAGTTGACCACGCGAAAGGAGTGAGCGCCCGTCACTTGGGACAGCGCGTCGAGGATGTGGGGCATGGCAGCCAGGTAGGCGGAGGCTGTGGCGGCGATGAGCTGCAGCCCCGCGGCGTCGGGCTCACGATGGCCAATCCAGTGAAGGCCGGTTTCTATGTAGGCCGCTCGCTCGTCACGGTTGGAGAGCTGGTTCCGGTCCTGGGTCATGATCGCGTCGAACCCGCGGCCTTTGACTTCCCGGATCAGGTCGGGGTCGAGAGTGCCGCGCAGTCCTTCTTCGTGTGCCGTCGTGAACTCGTGACGGAAGAAGACGGCGCGCAGCGGGGCGAGCACTGCTGGAGATTCGTTCTCATCGAGGAAGAACTTCACGCTGCCGTCCTGCGGAGGTGAGTGACTTCCGCGTGGAAGTCGGCTGCGTCCGCCGCGGCGGCCTGGGACACGGTGGGGTAGAAGCGCTCGACGTCCTGGGGAGGAATACCTCCCTCGACGAGCTTGGCGATCGTGTCGTAGGCAACTCGGGTGCCGGCGACGGTGGGCCATCCGCCGAGGCGCTGTTGTTCAACCTCTACATGGGGCCGGGGGTGACGGAAGTCGACGACGCCGCGACCTTGCAGGTTCGTGAAGGGAGCGAAGGCGTCCTCAATGCTGAGGAGGACTTCCTGGCCGGGACGGCGGACGAGGTCGATCGCCCGGTCGTGTTCCTGCAGGAAGACCGTGTCGCCGTCGGTGAGGAGCGTGTAGCGGGACGGGTGCTGTGTGAGGTCCCAGTCCCGCATCGTGCTTACAGCTTTTCGAATGCGCTGCAGCGGTACCTCGGCGCGCAGCCGGACGAACATCCGCAGGGCCACGAGATCACGGAAGGAGTACAAGACGGGGTTGCTCTGCACTTCAGGCTGGAGGAGGTTCTTGCGCCAGCTGGCGAGCTGCCACACGGACGCACCTGTGAGCGCGGCTGTCAGGTCGACAGGGAATCCCATGGTGTCACCTCCTTCGAGCCTGACTTTGCCAGAGTTTCCTCTGCCCCGTCGAGTCCAGCTCGGCGTCGTGACGCCGAAGCCTCCTGATTCACGCCAGGCAGCCCCCCGCCCGGCCCGAAAGCCAGGCAGGGGGCATCCGCGTTCACGGGTACTGGCGGCGCTGCGGGTCCAGAGCAAGGGGCATCAGCCCGGACGGCTCGTCGCTCGGCGGCGGTGCGCTGTCGCGGCGGCAGACCAGAGCGTCCGGATCATCCGGCGGGGGCTGGAGGGTGTAGCCGTCGGGGCACGACGGTCCGGCCGGTCCGCGCTCGCCCTGCTCACCGCGGGGCCCTTGCTCTCCACGCTCACCCTGCGGACCGGGCGGACCCTGCGGTCCAGCAGGGCCGGCCGGTCCCTGCTGCCCGTCAGTTCCCGGCTCACCGTTCGTCCCGTCCGCGCCGGGCTCTCCCGGTGCGCCGCTCGGTCCCGGGACGCCCGGCTGTCCGGGCTTGCCCGGTTCACCGGCCGGGCCAGGCGGCCCGGGTATCGGCACCGGCACCTCAGCCCGCTGCGGCAGATCATCGACCGCGCGCTCCGGGTCCGGCGCCGCCGGCGTATCGCCGCGGGCCTCGATCTGCGCCCGCAGGACCCGCACATCACCGGCCAACGTCGACACGGCAGTGCCTCGCCGGTTCGCTTCGCTGGCCAGCTGCTCCGCGCGCTGGTCGGCTGCGTCGATACGGAGCCACACCAACACGACGGCGCCCGTGAGGATCAGGAGCAGGGCGGTGAGGGCGAAGGTGCGCCACTGGCGGACGAGTATGTCGGGCCGTCGGTGCGTCACGATGCGGTCCCTCCGAGGGCGGATATCCGGTCGATGAGGCGCTGCCGCTCTGTGGTCAGCTCAGCGATTTGGGCCAAGAGCCTGGCCCGCTCAGCACGTTCGCTCGCCAGCTCGGTGTACGCCGCGGCGAGCTCGCGTTCCTTCTCCGCGAGGTCCCGCTCGGCTTTGTCCCGTTCCTTCTGGACCTGGTTCACCAGACCGTCGTAGCCGGTGATCAGTACGCCCGTGTGGGCGGTGGCCCGTTGCCCGCGATGCCCGTAGGCGGCGACCGCTCCAGTGATGACCCCGACAGCGATGGTGGCGAGGGCTCCGAGGACGAGCGGGTCCACGCGGGTACCTCCGAGCTCAGGTGGTGCGGGTGGTGCACGCGGCGGTGGGAGCCGCCGCGCGACTCGTCAGCCGATGACGTCCGGCCGCGGACTGTGCTTCGCCTTCCACCCCGCAGCGAACGTGATGGCCGCCGGCACCAGTCCGAGCGCGAACGGCTCGAGCGGATCGGGCAGCGGGGCAACGAGACCCGCGTCGCCCTGGACGGCGGTGAGGATCGCGAGCAGGCCGGTGCTGCCCAGGTAGGCGCCAACACTGGCCCAGGTGACCTTCTTCTCTACGGGTGCTTTGGCCATGGGTCCTTGTCCCTTCAGTTGCGTACGTCGAAGCCGTGCCGCTTGCCCAGGCGGGTGAGCGACGTCTTGCCGGGGATGCCGTCGGCGTCGCGGCCGTGGTAGCCGAGGCTGCGCTGCCATGCCGCGTAGGCGGTGACGGTGGTGGTGCCGAAGTGCCCGTCGAGTCGGACCTTGGACAGCAGGCCCGCGTCGACGAGCGCGGCCTCGACGATCCGCACCCCGCCGTACGAGACGGGGGTGCCCGAGCGGGCGGGGTCCCTACGTGCAGCCGCGACCAGCTGCGAGAGATCCACGACCGGACGCTTCGGCGCAGGCGGCGGCGTGGGCTTGGCCTGGCCCAGGCGGTCAGCGATCCGGCCGCGCATCGAGTCCATCGTGAAGCCGCGCGGGTCGACCTTCCCCGGCTGCCACTCCTCGTGGCCGATGACGCTGCGGGCGTTCCAGCCGTGAGCGCGGCAGACCGCGGCCGCCGCCTTCTCGATCGCCTCGAGCTGGACGTCCGGCCACGGGTCTTTACCGTCGCCGAGGTTGATGCACTCGAACCCGTAGAAGTGCCGGTTGCCGTCGGTGCCAGCCTCGTTGTCCGGCGGGAGCTCGCGCTCGGCGATCACGGCACGCAGCACGTCGTCGTCGCCGAGCCCGGCGTGATTCGCGCGGCCGTTGCCGATGAGGTGCACGGTGCCGGCCTTGTCGATGACGCCCTGGCACAGCGGCCCGGGCAGGCCGGAGTACCCGCGGCGGCACAGCTCGACGGAGTGATCAGTCCCCTCGGTCACGGTGTGGTGGATCATCACCCCGTGCACGGGACCGAACGGCCCCTTGTGGTTGCGGTTGTGGGTGCGCCAGTCACGGTGCTCGACGACCCGCAGGCCCTCGTCTCGCAGCGCCTGCAGCAGCCGGTCGGCGGACAGTGGTGTGGCCATCGGACCTCCAGATATGCAGAAGCCCCGGGCCGGTGGGCACGGGGCGAGAGGTAGTGCGGGTCAGGCAGGCATGAGGACCTTGAGCGCCTCGACGACCCGGCGCGCGATGTACGCGTGGCCGGCGTCGGTGGGGTGGACCCCGTCGCCGCCGATGTAGCCGGTCGCGTTCGCCGTGGTGATCCATGCGCCCTGGGTGTCGAGCAGCGTGCCCGCAGCGTTGCGGATCTGCCCGCTGATGGGGGAGATGAACGGCAGCCCTTCGGCAAGCGCCGCCGCCTGGAGCGTCGCGTCGGTGTTGGTCAGCGTTGCTGTGGGTGAGCCGAGGGGGGACCAGCAGCCCAGCACATAGATCTCGCCGCCCGGCACAACCTTCTCCTTCAGCGTGGCGTACAGCGACTCGGCCGCGGCCTGAAGCGTCGGCTGGTCGCCGCCGGAGTCGTTGTAGCCGCCCCACACGATCAGCCGGTCGAAGGCGTACGGCGTGATGTCCCCGGCCACGCGGGTGGCGAAGGTCGCGAACGAGCCCGGGGTGATGTAGCCGGTGCCGCCCCGGCACTGGTCCCACACATCCGTGCAGCCGAGCAGGCGTCCCGCCCTGTACACCCATGTGCCGATACCCGCGCCCGTGTTCTGCGACGAGCCGTCGGAAATGGAGTCGCCCAGGACACCGAGCCGGCCGCCGCGGCTGGTCGGCTTCCACGCGGTCGCCCCGGGCGCGAGGAAAACGCCGCCGAACGGCATCGTCGTGAAATCGAACCTGACCCGCCGCGGCTTGGCCGACGCGAACGTCACCTGCAGCTCGTGACGGGAGCCAGCGCTCGAGGCGCCGGTGAGCTGCGGCAGGTCGGTCACCGGCCTGCCGTCGACCGTGAGCCGGTACTTCGTCGCCGAGCTGATGTACTTGAACTGGATGCCGAACGTCGCGGCGTCGGTCATGAACTCCATGGCCCAGTGGGCCTGGCCCGAGCTGTAGGTGTTGGGGTAGCGGGACGTCGGCAGGTACAGCTCTGTGTCCGGGAACGCCGCGCCGAACTGGAACGACCCCGCGCCGAGGTACAGGAACGGGCCGGTGTTCGGCGTGATCTTGGCCTGTGCGGACGGGATGCTGGACGTGGACTGCGGGCCGTTCACCTGGACGGTGGGCGTGTCCGCGGTGAGGGTCTCGGCGAGTACCGGATCGGGCAGGTCGCGGCGCCGCCACGCTGCGGACCACTTCAACTTGGTCGGCTGCGCTGAGTCGGTGACCAGCATCATGCCGTCGCTGGCCACCCCGACCCGGGACACCGTACCGGCCCCGGTCCCGGCGATGAGGTCTCCGGCCGTGGTGGCCGCGGTGGCGGCGCCCGCGTCGCGGGCCTCGACCCAGGCGCGTGAGGATCCGCCCGCGTCCGCCCACATTCCGGTCACGCCGTCCGGGCCGAAGAACTGGGGCACGGCCCCGTACTCGTCGCTGGTCACATCCGTGATGGGGGTGCTGTCGGCGTCGAGCAGGTCGGTGTACTGGGTGCCGTCGGTGGACGCGTCCCAGAAGGTGACCGTCACGCCCTGGCCGACGGTCCACAGGCCGTCGGAGGGCTGGACCACGAAGTCGGCGATGCCGGCGCCGAAGCTGTAGCGTGCCACGTCAGTTCACCACCCAGCTGATGCCGCTCGTGAGGATGGCGTCGCCGGTCGAGATGGCCGGGTGCTGAGTGAGCCACACCTCGCCGGCGCGTGTGTTCGTCTTCGCGTAGATCGTCATTCGGCAGATGTGCAGTCCGCTGACGTAGCCGATCACGTAGCGGTCCCGGGTGGGGTGCTGGTAGGCGGACGGGATCAGCACGGGCAGCCGGCTGATCGACGTGCCGCTGAAACCGCCCCCGGTGCGCTTGAAGCTGCCGAGCCGTACGTGCACGTTCCCGTTGCGCTCCTCGAGGACCGAGTCGGTCTCCACGCTCCACACGTCCCGGGGATCGTTGATGACGATCACGCCGCTGTTCGAGTAGACGACGTTCCACGCGGTGCCGTTCCACAGGATCAGGCGACCGGTATCGACCTCGTACGCAGCCTCGCCACGCCGAGGGGCCATCGGCCGCTGACCAGACGTGCACGGGCGCACTCGCGTGCCGACGTACTGCTCGGCGCGGGTGACGGTGACCGTCGCGGCGCCGGACGGCGTAGTGGCCTTCGCGAGCGGGACCTCGTACATGCCCGTGTCGCCGTCGTCCTGCACGAGGGTGGGCGCCCCGGATCCGGGGGTGCCCTCGCGGACAGCGGCCCGCACGGTCCAGTCCGAGCGATCGAGGCGCAGCACGATCCAGTCGATACGGGTCGAGCCGCTCGCGTTTGCCGAGATGGCCAGGGTGTCGCCGGTCGTGCCGGAGTGCCAGGCGTGACCGCGGACGGACCCGTATGCGTCGGCGAGGATGTTGACCGACAGTCCGACGCCGGGCGAGACGACTGCGCTGTCGGCCGGGTCGCCGTATACGCCGTCGTCGGAGAACCTCGCGGCGATCCGCTCATACTCGGCGTCGGTCACATTGCGTGAGTTGTGGGTCGGTGACGGCCACGAGTTCTGGGCCACGTCTACCTCGCTTCCAGTCGGCCGAGCCTGCGGCTCAGTTCTCTTACGAGCCGCACCATCTGCGGATCGGATGTCGCGGAGGGGGAGCCGACAATCGACGTGACGTGCTCGCCGCTGCCGGGGGTGGCCTGCAGGTGGATGGAGCGCACGATGTCCGCCACCTCCAGGCCGGTCGGCAGGGCGACCGTCACGCGGTCCCCGAGCCCGAAGTCCCGGCCGGCCTTCAGGTCTTGGGTGTCGACGGTGACCGTGGCCAGCTCGACGGGTTGGGCGCCGTCGGCCAGGGCCTCGGTGCCTTCTTGAGTGAGCTCCCCGTTGGTGTCGTCGTCGGCGCTGCCGTTGACGAGCTGCTCGACGCGCCACCAGGTCGCGGCCGCCACGGCGTCGGCGACCTCGACGTAGACCCGGGGGCTGGCCTGGTCGGAGTTGGAGACCAGCGCATGCGTCACCGTCGGCGCACTGCGCTTGAAGGTGACCGCCCGCAGGTTCCCCAGGCCCTCGGAGAAGCGGGCCGTCGCGGTCAAGTCCTGCGGCTGGTACACCTCGAACTCGATCTGCGAGGCGGTCTGGCGGGTGCGGAAGCCCAGACCACCGCCGTCGATCGCCACGCGCCGGCATGTCGCGAGCAGGCCTTCGAACCGGGTGTTGACGCTGGTTGTGGTGCCGACCCCGGCCAGCGCGGCCAGGGCGAAGTTGGGGATCTGCCGTGCGGCCAGAGCGGACGTCCCGCAGTTCTCCGACACCAGGGTGCGGATGATGACCTCGGCGTTCGTGGACAGGATCTGCCGGGCGGTGTCCGGTTGCGCCGACCAGGCGGCGGCCGGATCGGGCCAGGTGAGGTATCCGGCCGGGCGCCCCAGGTCGTCACTGAAATGCACGGTGACCTTGCCTGGCGGGGCCTCGCCCACGCCGCCGATCCCCCACGAGAAATCCGTGGGGATCTCCATGGGGCCGCCCATCCAGATCCCGCCGTCGCGGATGACGACGAGCCGGTTGCCGGGCTGCAGCTGCTCCATGACATACGGGTGCGCGACCAGGTCCACCGAGCCGGGTCCTGGCTCGTTGAATCTGAGGGTCGCGTCCAGGTTGCTCCAGTCGGCGAGCGGATCGCCCTGCACGGTGAGGTCCTCGTCAGTGACGAGGAGTTGGATCGCCAACGGGCACCTCCTCAGGCGGTCTCGTAGCGCGGGCTGAAGCTGAGGTCCACGGAGCTCCCGGCGGCCGCGCCGTCGAGCTGGAAGGTCACCTGGTTGGCGCCCGGGTCCAGACCCCACAGCGTGGCGTCCGGCCAGTTCAGGGAGCCGATCCAGTTCGACCCGTCCTCGTAGCGGACCTGCACGGGGTCGGTGCGCACCGTGACCTGCTCCCCTGCGAGGAGAGGGCCGTGCCCGATCGAGGCGGCACTGGGGTCGATCACGAACTCCTCGCCGGTGTCGGTGCGGGTGAACGTGATCAGCGACGCCGGGCCCGTGATTGTCCACGTCGGCCACACCACGACATCGCCCGGGTTCGTCACCACGGTCGCGCCGAGCACCTGGCTGGAGGACACCGACGGGTACGGCTCGAGGAAGTCCTCGCCCACACCCTGCTCGCGGTGGACGACGATCGGCTGCGGATCCACCCAGTACGGGTCCTCGCACCACAGCGTGACCACCGCACTGTCCCAGGTGATACCGGTGGCGACCTGCCCACGGCCGTCCCAGCCGTCCTGGTAGTAGACGGCGATCGTGCGCCTGCTGCCGTCCGGCCGCGCCACCTCCAGCTTCCCCGGTGTACGGGTCCCGTCCGGCCCGAGCCGCAGGGTGCGGGTGAACGCCCGGGCGAGCTGCCGCCAGTTCGCCGTGAACGCCATGTGATCCGCACCCTTGACGAGCACGGGCCACACGATCGTCCTCGGCTGCGGCTGCACATGCCGCAGCCGCGCACCGCCCCGCGGGTGCGGATCCGACGTCAGCACATACGGTGCGGCGCCCAGCCCGGACACCCCCTCGGCGAGCGTGTACCAGTCGGCGGCGATGTCCGTCATGGGCCACCGGGTACCGGCCGGATCGATGTAGGTGATGGCCGCGTACCCGATCTCCGGCAGCTCGATCGGCGGCGGGGTGTCCGGTGCCGGCGGTGCGACGACCGGTGCTGTAACCAGGGGCATTTACCGTGGCCTCCCCACGCGCTGGCGTGCTTCCTCCTGCCGCTGCAGCAGCCGCAGGTCCTCCACACTGATCACCGACTGGCGCGGATACACGTTGTACGTCACCGCCTGCCGCTCGCCCCCGGTGTCGGCCCGGGCGGGGGTGAAGGCGGGCAGTCCGGGATTGACCGTCCGGCCCGCCGGGAGACGCCCGTCACCGAACGTCTGCCGCAGGGCCCGGGTCGTCATCGCGTCGAACACCCGCGCCGCCTCCCCGAACACCACCAGCTCGGGCCCCTCCTCACCGACCAGGGCGAGTTCACCGGCGCGCGGCGTACCGCCGCTGGCGTACTTGGAGTAGCCGCCCTCTCCCCGCTGCGGCCGGCCGCTGTTGTTGGCGGCCGCGATCTCACGCCGCACCGTGGTGACGTGGTGCGTGGTGTACGTGTGCGCGGTCTTTCCGTCGAGGCCGTCCAGTGCCTTGCGCACGGCGGCGATGTTGCTGAGCGAGCCGCCGTTCTTCGTGAAGACTTCCGTCCGTCCGTCCGGCAGGCGCCGGGTCTTGAGCCCCACGGCCTCGAGCGCCTTGATCGCCGCCGCATTGAGCGTGTCGACCTTGATGCTCTTCGCCCCGGGCGTCTTGCGGATCTCTGCCTGCACGTCGCGCAGGCCCTCCATCGCGTCCTGCCGCTCGAGCTTGACCGCGGTATTCACCGATCCCGGCGTGCCCAGCAAGGTGTTCACGTACTCGCGGGCCTGCTCGTCGGTCATGTCCGTCGCCTCGGCCAGCCGCAGCATCTCCTTCCGCAGCTGGTCCGACTTCTTGGACATCGACCCGAGGGACTCACCGGCGGCGAGACCGGATGCCAGCATCTCGTCGTGCGCCTTCGCGGCCGAGCTCATGGCCTGGCCGTTCTTCCGGCCGGCATCCGTGTTCAGGTCGAGCGTCGCCCCGTTGTCCTTGAAGGCCTCCGTCAGCGCGTCGATGGAGGACTCGAACTGAATCTGCGAATCGTAGGCGGACCGGTTCGCATCGTTGAGCGCCATGATCGACTGGCGCAGTCCTTCGGCGCTCTGCTTCTGCGCGTCGAGCTGCCGCTGTACCTCGCCCACCTGGTTCCCGAACAGACCCATGCTCTCGGCGGCCAGCTTCTGCTCGAAGGCCTGCGCGGCCAGCGCCTCCTTGTAGCCGTCGAGCGACCCGGTGAACTTCTCGACCTCCTCGGCGTTCATGCCCTCCGTCATGGCCTTCAGCGCAGCTGCGGCCAGCTCGGCTTTGCCGCTGCTGACCAGACTCGTCAGGCCCTCGTCCGTCGCGTCGACGTTCTTGGTGAACGTCTCGGTCGCGTCGCTGGCATCGAGGAAGCCGTTCGTGATGTCGGCGCCCCAGTCGTTGATGCTGTCCGCGACGGACGGGTCCACCACCGCCTGGACCTGCTCCCGGAGCTTGCCCAGGTCCTTGCCGAACAGCTCGGCCGCATAGCCGGTGGCCTTGCCCGTGCGCCCCAGTTCGCCCAGCGACGTCGTCAGCTTGTCGACGTCGGGAGCCGTCTCCTTGCCCGACTGAGACAGCTCGGAGATGGCGATCAGCAGCAGCCCGATACCGGTGCCCGCGATGGCGAGCTTCGCCGTGCGACCCAGGGTGGCGATGGCCGCGGTCGTGGCGGCGAGCGGCCCCGGTGCCGCAGCCGCGGCCGCGCGCATCGCACCGATCTGCACAGCGAACGCAGCAGCCGCGGCACTTGCTGCAGCACCGCCCGCCGCGGCGAGTTTCACCGCCTTGATGGCGATGGCCAGCTGCAGCAGCGTCGCGATCGCCTCCGGAGGGACGGCCGACACGATCCCGGACAGGAGGTTGATGACCTCGAGCATCCCGACGCCGACGCCCGACCCGGCCTCCAGCAGGTTCATCAGGGCGTCCCCGATGTTCCCGAGGGTGTCCCACACCAGGGGCCCGTTCGTCTTGGCGTAGTCGAAGAACTGGGACAGGCCGCTGTCGTCGAACCCGCCGCTGTCGAGCTTGAGCAGGAAGCGCGTCAACGCGTCGACACCGCGGCGCATGGTCCGCTCGGAGAAGTCTGTGAAGCGCTGGTTCAGCGCGTCGAATCCGGGCGTGCTGATCGCGCCCCCGACCAGGGTGACCAGCCGGTCGAACTGCGCGCTCGCGCCCTTGACCAGACCGGTCGTCTTCGGCAGTAGCGCGTTGGCGACAGCGACGCCCTTGGTGAACGGCTGCATCACGTCGCCGGACAGGCTGTCCGACCACTCCTCGAAACCGTCCGCGAGCAGGCCGACGGCGACCGCCGCCTCACGGGTCGCGGGCGGCATCCCCGCCAGCTGCCGCTCGTACTCCTGCTGCGCCTTCGCTGCCTCCTGGCTGCCCCGGCCCGAGGAGGCCAGCGCCTCCTCGTACTTGCCGTGCGCCTCCCGGGCCTCACTGATCTTCCCGATCTGCGGGCCGAGCGCCAGGGCGTAGACACCCGCCGCCACCGCGACCGCGCCGAAGCTCGCGGCCACGGCGGCCGCGCTCCCAGCCAGGCCCGCAGCAGCCGGGATCGCCGCCGGAGCCAGCGAGATCAGGTTTGCTTTCAGCGACTCACCGAGGCGACCGGACGCGTCCGACAGCGCGTCGAAGCGCTGCCGCACGATCCCGGTCCGCTCGTCGAGAATGCGCTGCGCGTCGGCCGCCGACAGGAACCGGCCCTGCAGCGTCCGCAGGTTTCCGTTGGCGTCCGCCGTGATGCCGGCCATCCGCAGGCGCAGCCGGTCCGCACTGTCCGCCGTGTTGTTGAGCACCCGGGACAGCTCGTCCCGGCCGGCGAGAGTGAAGGTGAGACGCTCAGCCACGACTCACCCCCTTCATCGTGTAGCGGTGTACTGCCGGATCCACGCCACCGCTGACTCGAGCTCGTCGGCGGACAGCAGGCTGATCTCCCAGGGCCGGATGTGCAGGTAGTGGGCGAGCAGCCACCGGTACTCGGTGATCAGTCCTCGGAGCCCGGGCGGGGGCGCACCAAGTGGCCTTTTCCCAGGGCGTCGAGCGCCCGGTCGACGTCCTTCGGGTCCTCGGCCAGCTTGCGCAGGTCCGGCACCACCGCGTCGATGCTGGCGTCCTCGCTCTTCGCGAGGGCCTGGCTCATGATGTTGGTGAACACGTCGTCGATCTCCGAGCGCTCGATGCGCGCCCGCAGCCGCCGCTTCCAGCCGGGCACGTCGAAGCTGGCGAACTCGAGGTTCTTGTCCGCGCGCCGACGGAACGCCCACAGCACGGCCCGCAGCGCGGTGACGTCCTGCGCGCGCAGCAGGTTCTCGATGCCACGCCACGGGACATCACTGCCCATGGCCTCCTCGATATCGGCCGCCTCCAGCGCGGAGAGGTCCTCCGTCGACCACCGCTCCACCGCGCCGTCGTCCTGCGTGTACGTGATGATCACGTGCTGTCCTTCCTCACTGGAGATCCCGGCGGACGTCGCCCAGGATCCGTTCGACTTCGGCTCGCATCCGCGGTGTGCCGGCCGCGACGGTGCGCGTCCACCAGCCCGTCGGCCGAGCCCACTGGGTGGCCCACCGGCGCCGGTTGCCGAACACTGGGTGGCGGACCCTGCCCTCGTTGATGACCCACGGCATGTTCTTCAGGTCGGCCGGAAGCCGGGCCCGATCGATCCACACCCGCGCCCCCGGGCTGGCGCCCGAGCGGACGCTGATCCGCACAGCGCCCGCGATCGTCGCCCGCAGCGGGCGTGTGGTGGGCGACGGACCGCCACGCCCCGTGCGTCCCGAGCCGGGCAGTTGCACCGTGGTGATGGCACGCTGCAGGTCCCGGTGCAGAGGCTCTGCTGCGCGACGGATACGGCGGGACGTGTTCTGCCGGAGCCGGGGACCGCCCGCCGCACGCATGCGGCGGGACAGTTCCACCAGCTGCCCGGTGCCCAGGATCTGTACGCTGCCGGCCATCAGGCGGCCGGGATGGCGACGTTCTCGGCGGGCTCCGAGGTGATCGCGAACTGGGCCATGATCTGCGCCGCACCGTCGAGTTCGCGGACCTTGGCCTGCGTCATGACGGTCACCGGGTACACGTCCATGGTCTGGGCTTCGACGTCGCCCTCGTCCATCCACACGATGAATCCGGTGGCCTCGCGGGTCAGGAGCGTGCGGACGTCGTTGCCGTCCCGGGACGCCCAGAACGTCAGCGAGGATTCGGCCGAGGTGATCTCGCCGCTCACGACCGGCGTGAACCGGGAGCCGAGCGCGGCAGTGGGGAATGTGCTGGATGTGGTCTGCCATCCCGCCATGGCGCCGGTCTCGCCCTCCAGCGCGGTGCCGGCGTTCAGCTCCGCCCGGCTCGGAGCGGACTTGCTCGCGATCGTCGGTACCCACAGCACCTTCGTGATACCCCGCCGGTAGTACCGGATCGAGGAGTTGATCGGAGTGGCCATCAGCTGTCATCTCCCTTTCGCCTACGGCGCGGGGCCGCGGCCTTCATGGTCGTCGTGGTCTTGCGCGGCGGGTCTTCGACGACCTGCCAGCCAGCCGCCTGGTGATGCGGCACCGCTGCCTCGTGCACCTCGATCTGCTGATCGGTCGGCAGCTCGGGGTGGGCCATCCTCACCGGGCTCATCAGACGGGCACCCGGATCACGGCCACCTCGACGGCGGTGACGTCGTCGTAGGTGATGCTGGCCCGGCCCGTCGACGGGTCCCGGTAGTCGCTGGTGACGGGGATCGCCACATCGGCGCCGGCCGCGACGGCGACCGGCCGATCGGCGATCGCCAGGCCGTTCACGGTGCCCGGCGTCACCAGCGTCACCGTGTGGCTGGACGCGTCCCCGTTGCGCACCATCAGCAGCACACCGGCTCCGGTCTGGCAGTCGTCCCCGCCGCCGGCCGCCGCCCCGTACGGCACGGCCGCACCGGTCAGGCCCACCACAGTCGTCGTCAGTGCAGCCATCGTTCATCTCCTCTACGTGAATGCGGTGCCGGCCACCGTCAGCAGCAGCACCGCCTGTACGCCGTTGTCCTGGTCCTGGGTGAGCTGGCTCGCCTCGATCGCCGCCTCCAGCCCCTCGAGCCCGAGGCTCGGTGCCTCGCGCAGCCAGGCCTCCACCCGGGCACCGATCTCGTAGGCCCGCGTGCGGGCGGCCCGCACGTCGGTGTCGCCCCGGGTCGCGATCGCCGCGACGGTGATCTGGAACTGCTCCTCCCGGCGAGAGCTGAGCCCGGCCCAGCCGCCGACGGTCTGCGCCGCCGTGAAGTCGCCGGCCGGGTCGCCGTCGAAACCGATGACCAGCCAGTCCTGCGCCTGGTGCTCGGTGACCTCCGGGCCGTCCGTGACCTTGACCCCGTCCAGCTCCGGGTCGGTCTGGCCCAGCTGCACAAGGGTGTCGATCAGTTCGGGGACTCGGGATCCCATCTAGGCCACCTCCGGGGGAAGTCGGTCCGGCGCCAGGAGCTCCAGCGCCCGGTTGGGCACGGCGTAGCCGATGCCGGGGATCGGCTCGGTCACGGAGTAGTCGTCGCCGCCTCCGGCCACGCCTCCACGGCGGCCTGGCCGCTGGGTCCGCCACAGGTGCTGGAGGATGATGCGCGCGGCGGCGGGGATGTTCTCCCGGATCGTGGGGCGCCCGGCCCGGTAGGTGAACCGCAACCTGCCGGACAGGCGGCCTCCGCCCGGGCGGTAGACCTCGCCGGTGGACCCGTTCACGGCCAGGTCGGCGACGTCGTAGGCGGCGCCCCCAGTCAGGAGCGATTCGACGGCCGTCACCTCCTGCACCGGCGTGTTCAGCAGGACCACCGTCGCGGCGCCGCGCACGGTGTGCTCCTCGGTGATGGAGCGGGGCACGATCGGGCCGGTGTAGAACTCCACCGCTCGGGTCGCGACGTTGTTCCAGTAGCGGATCTCGCCGTCGTCGTCCGTGGTGCCCTTGATGTTCAGGTGCTGCTTGGCGTCGGCCAGCGACAGGATCGCCGGTGGCGCCGCCTCGAGCACATCCAGGACGTCGGTGTACGCGGACACCGGGTCGGTCCACTCCCAGCGCAGCGTGTGCCGACCCGGCACGGTGGTGACGTAGTCCGCCTGATAGCGGCCCGTCGACTCCTCGGTGACAGCCGGTGTCGCGGTCGTCCCGTCGGGCAGCGTCACGGTCACAACGGCCGTCGCCGCGGTGGCGAGGGTGCCGCCCGGGTCGCGGCACTCCGCGGTCAGCCGGGCGGTTGTGCCGAGATCGAACGGCACGGGCTACTCCGTCCGCTGGTCGCGGGCCCGGGCGTCGTCGAGCAGCTTGTCGCGGCCCTTCACGATGCCCGCCCGGTTCTGCCCCGCCGCCTCGGCGTCGAGGACGCGCAGGGTCTCCGCCTCGGTCGTGGTGCCGAGGTAGTCGATGACTTCGCGGTTGCTGTGCTCGTCGGGGTCGAACGAGGGCTCGTCCTCCGGCTCCTGGTCCTGGCCGCCGCCGTTGCCGGCCTGGGTGGCGGGGGTCGGCGGAGTGAGGTTGCGCGGCTCTCCCGGGGCGGCGGTTGTGTCCTCCATGCGCTGTGCCGCGCGCGGCTGCGCGGCGGTGGCGACGTCCTGGAAGAGGTGCCGGTGGGTCTTGAGGATGGGGTGCTTGTCCTCGAGGAGTTGACCGGGCGTGAAGGTGATCGGCGCACCGTCACGCCAGATGGTGAAGGCCTCGACGCATCGCTGGACCACGATGGCTCCTAGCTGTGTGAGATGGGCTGGCGACGCGGGAAGCCGCGCAGGATGACGGCGCCGAAGATGCCGCCCGTGGTGGCACCTGACGTGGTGGCCACCGCGCGCAGATAGCGCTTCGAGCCGAGGTAGCCGACCTCGCTGAGGGCGTCGTCGTCGGTGCTGGTGAGGGTCGGTGCGGTGCCCTGCAGATCGGCGGCCGCGACGGTGGACCAGTCCGACCCGTCGTCGGACTCCTGCAGGACGATGGCGTGCGACCCGTCGGTGATGGCCCCGCCGAGGACGATGAGCATCGCCGAGCGGGACGCGTCGAGGTTCTCGTGCAGGTCCACGGTGGTGCCGTTGACCGTGCCGTCCGTGCGCGGCGCGATGGCCAGCGTGGCCTTGGCGCGCGCGATGTTGTAGAGGGTCCTGCGCATGGGCGTTCTCCCGGGGTCGGGCATGCGTACGGCCGCAGCCCCGGGGGATCTGCGGCCGTACGCATGGGCGGTCAGGTGACGTTGAGCATCCGGAACGCGGCGTCGTTCACCGAGTCGGCGCCCACGCGGTACCAGGCGTACCATCCGCGCTGGCCCTTCGGCCGGCCGTTGGCGCCCATCAGCTGCGGCAGGAACTCGATGCTCATGCCGATCCGGTCGGCGATGACGTAGTTCTGGAAGTCGCCGTACACCGCCACGTAGTTGTCCTCCGTGGCGTCGACGACTCCGTCCATGTCCTCCGCCTCGAGCGCCCTGCGGCCGAGCAGCATCGGCGGCACGTCGGCCGAGATCCGCTCCCACAGCGCGGAACCGCCGGCGGTGTCGAACTGGCGGACCTGGTTGTAGATCGACCGGTTCGCCAGCCACGACGCCATCTTGCGGTAGCGGGCGGGCAGCGAGGAGTCGACCTTGTAGACGTCGCCGGACGCGAACGTGTCCGTGGTCGTCGAGGTCACCACCGAGCTGGTGCCGGCCAGCGCGGTGACGATGCCGGTGGGCTGCCCCACGCCGGTGCCGACGGCGAGCGCCGCGGCCTCGAGCTCGTCCTTGCCCGCCGCCAGGAGCCGGCCGACCTCGGTGGTGGCGTTGTCGGCGTCGTCCATCGCCTCGTAGCTGATGGGCACGAACCCGTCGGCCTTGTGCACCGGCACAGACGGCTGCCCGAACGTGGGGGCGTTGTCGCCGGCCTCCGAACCCTCGGCCGCCCACCGCCACTGGACGGCACCGGCGGAGACGCCGTGCCACACGTCGCCGGTGGCGACGACCTGGCGGGCGACCTGGCGGATGTCGTTCTGCGATCCGTCCGACGTGATGATGATCGTCGGGTCCAGCTGGAACGGAACGAGGTAGCCGCCCGCGTTGTCGGTGAGCGACATGGCCCGCTCGAGAGCCTGCTGCTCCTCGGGCGTGATCATGTGGCTCTTGCCGCGGGCGAGCTTGGACCAGGCGCGCATGTACTCCGGCGAGGACGTCGCCAGGCACATGCGGGCGATCGTGCCGCGCTTGTCGTCCCAGGCCTCGATGATGCCCGTCGCGGCCGATCGGATCCGGTCGTTCGCCCCGGCCATCTTCTCGATCGCGCACAGCGCCCGGGCGCGCAGTTCCTGCCCGATCTCCTCGGGGCCGCGGGCGTAGGTACGCATCTCGCCGAGGTCCCACGGGTTACGGAACCGGCGGTCCTCCACCGAGTCCGGGTTGAGGATCGGGTCGGCGTCGTAGGTGCTGCCGGATCCCGTCGGGGTGCCGCGCTGCACGGCGAGGGCGGACGGGGCCCGGTCGGTGCTCTGCGTCGAGGCGCGGACCCGGTCCAGGGCGGCGCGGCGCTCCAGCTGGCGGCGGTGGTCGTCGACCTCGGCGAACTCGCGCGTGAGCTCGTCGAAGGTCTGCTCGTCCTGCTCGGTCAGCTCATCGCGCTTCTCCAGGTCCTCGAGCTGGGCGCGGATGTCGCGCAGGCGGATGACCGCCTGCTGGTGCGAAAGCTGAAGCTTCGGAGGCATCAGCGGTTCTCCTTCGGGGTGTCGATGGACGCCAGGACGCCGTCCATCAGCGCGCCGATCTCGGCGAGCTGCGGGCGCATGCGCTCTGTGCGCGGGGATGGCGACGGGTGCCCATCGGCGGGCGGCGCGTCTGTGCTCGGTGCTGCAGGCGGGTGCTCTGTGGCGAGCGGCGCGCCGTCGTCCCTGCCGGCCTGGGCGGCCGGTGGGGACATGCTCTCGCGGGCAGCGTCGGGGCGCTGCGGGATTTCGGTGGCCGTGCTGTTCGGGAACAGGACGGCTGCGGCGACTTCGCGCCGCAACTCGGGGTCGTCGGGGATGACCGGTGCAGTGGCGGCGTCCCTGGCGAGGGAGTGCCGGATGCGGCGGGTCATCTCGTCGTTGTGGACCAGGCCGTCGGCGACGTCCCGGGCGCGCACCGACACGGACGTGCCGGTGTAGGCGGGGAAGACGACGGGGCCGAGCTCGCGGCATTTGAGCTCGATGAGCTCGCGCCGCAGCGGGCCGCGGTCCCCGGGCATCCACAGCAGCTCGTAGACCTCCTCGGGTTTGACCAGCTTCCCGTTGACGTCGCGCCACTCCTCGCGGACGACCTCGAACCGGAACGACATGCCGTTCACGGTCTCTTCGGCGATCGCGTCCCTGATGGGCTGCATCAGCCAGTTGTCGGTGATGCGACCCTGGACGAACAGGCCCTGGTCGTCCTCGCGAAGGTCGGCGATCTGGCCGATGGGGATGGACCCGATCAGCGGGTGCCGGCCGTGGTCGAACTGCATGACCGGGGTCTGCTCGCGGATGGTCTTCTTGAAGGCGCCTTTGCGGATCGTCTCGGTGAAGGTGCCTTCCCAGGAGTTGATCTCGGTCTCCTGGCCGAACGTGGCTGCGTAGCCGGTGAGCGTCCGGCCGTCGGCCTCCTCGTCGTCGCCCTCGGCCCGCACCAGCTGGAACGGCGCGGACCGCTCAAGCTCGCGGGCGACGGCACGCTGAGCGGGCATCAGGTCCCCTCCTCGTCCTCGGGTGGTGTAGCAGCGGCCGGTGTGCCGCCGGTCTGGCCGGGCTTCTGCAGCTGCACGGAGAACAGCCCGGTGTGCTCCAACAGGCCCCAGTCGCCGCTCGAGACGAGCGCGACGGCGGACTTCGGGGTGAACCCGGCGTCGACCAGCTGCCGGAGCGCACGGGACTGCAAGCCCTGGATCTCAGCGGCGTCCTTGGCGTCCTCGCGCAGGAACGGCACGTCCCGGGCGTCGTACCAGAGGCGCACGCCTCGTCCCATCCCGCCGGGCGGAGAGACAAGATGCTCGAGCGACCCGGCGGCGTTCTGCCACAGCGGGTGGATCGTCCCGTCCGCGAACCGCCTACGGGCCTGCCCGTAGTTGGAGTACGTGGCGGCCTTCAGGCCCTCGGACAGACCGACAATGATCGGCGGCACCCCGGCGGCCGCGGCCATGCGCGTCTCGCCGGCGCCCTGCACGTTGCTGAAGTCGAGCTCCTTGAAGTCCTTGCCGATCACGGTGACGTCGGCGCCGCCGCCCAGGTACAGCGTCTTGTACGCGTTCGCCACCCCTCGGTGGCTGCTCTCCATCTTCGCCTTGAACTTCGCGAAGTTCTCCGGCGTCACCTCGCGTGAAAGGCGGACCGCCAGGTTCGGCGTCGCCGCGTTCTCCATGAACGACCGCTTGTGCCGCGCCATCAAGTTGTCGTTCTGCAGCTCCCGCAGTACCGGGGTCATCCAGGACATACCCCGGTACGGGGCGAGCGGATCGGGCACGGGCGCGAAGTGCGCCACCTCCTCGGGCCACAGGAACACCGGGTCCTCGCCCGGCTCCTGGTACAGGTAGCCGTACCGCCTCCAACCCAGCGCCCCGCCATGCGGATGCATCCGCCGCTCGAGAACGATCTGCACCCAGTCCGGACGCATCCGGACCATCTCGTCCGTGAACTTCGTCCAGTACGAGTTGCCGACCATGTCGGCGTCCTGGATCTTCCGGGACAACAGGTCCTGCGTCGTCCCGCCGAGCCACGGCCGCTCGAGCGGTCGCAGGTCATCTGTCCCGAACATCTCCGACGGCTGGCCGCCGCGGATGCGCTGCCACTGGAACCGGGGCGCGGAGAACACCGCCATCCGCGCGGTCATCAGCGCCCAGATCACCGGGTTCGTGGCGAACGCCCGCGCGTAGCCCGGAAGGTCGTTGGGCGCCTTCTCCACGGCGTGCCCGGGCTGCGTCATCGTCACCCCGAGCGGGGACCAGCCCGAGTAGCCCAGCGACTCCTGCAGCAGCTGGGCGTACTCGTCGATCGTGTTGATGTCCCGGGCCTCGTCGGCCCGCCCCCGCTTCCGGGCGCCCCACAGGCTCGTCACGTCTTACCCCCGTCCACGTCCGTCAGCAGCAGGCAGTACGCGACGAGCAGCATCCCGCCGGTCATCAGGCCGGCGGGCACATCGATCGCCTGCCACACCCCGGCCGTGAACAGACCGCCCCCGGAGAGAACACCCAGGCGCGCCATGCCGGCGCGCGTCACCCGTACTCGGCCCACGGCTCGACCTCCTCTTCCGGCTCCTCGACCTCGGCCGTCAGCCCCCACTTGGCGAGCGTCACGGCCACCAGCGGACTGAGGTCCACGCCCTCGCTGCGCCTGGCCCACGCCCACGCGTCGCCCAAGTCGCGCTTCTTCGCGCCCGCCAGCGCCGTTGCGAGCGGGGCCTGGCCGAGGTGGCGCACCTCGGCGGCCTGCACGGCGTCGTACAGCTGCCCGCAGGCCTGTGCGACCTGCCTTGCCTTCGGAGAGACGATCAGCAGGCCCTTCTCTTTCAGCTTGGGGATCAGCGATCCGGCTGGGCCGGCCTCATCGATCACCCAGCACCGCGGCCCCCACTTCTCCTCGAGCTCCACCGCGCGGTCGACGATCCACTCCATGCCCGGGCGGTTGTCGACGACCTCCAGGTGCTCGCCGCCGTCGCACTCGCCAGCCACGCCGATCGAGGCGTGCGACCGTTCCGGGGTGGCGTCGATGCAGAACGCCACTGGGTCCGTCGCGCCGCTGTTGGCGTCCGTGACGGCGTCCCAGTCCTCCCGGGAAATCACCTGCCAGGTGTCCGCCTCCAACTCTGGGTAGTCGCCCACCCCGAGCCGCTCACGGTCGAACAAGTCGTCACGCAACGTGGCCATCTCCCGTTCGATCGCCTGCTCCCGGATACGGATGCCGAGTGTCGGGTTCGACCGTGCCCATGACGCCCGGTCCTCTCGGTCGTCATGGTTGGTGCAGGTCAGTGCCCCGTCGTCGTCGCGCGGGCACTCCTTGACGTGCTGATCGATGGAGTGCTCGATGTACGTGAGTGACTGGTCCGGCTCGTCGGTCTCGGCGAGCGCCCGTGCCCGCAGCGCCGCCAGCTGCTCGCTCTCGGCCCCGATGCCGGCGGACCCGGTGTAGACGAGCTGCGGGTTGTGCCGGGCGGACATGACGGGCAGCAGGGCGCCCATCGGCGCGGCCCGCAGGGCCATGGCCTCGTCCATGATGACCAGGTCACCGGAGAAGCCTCGGCCCGAGCGCCCGGAGCGGGCCAGGAAGCGCACCCGGGCCCCGTTGTGGAAGTAGAACGCCTCATCCCCGTGCGACCGGCTGACGCGCCGTACGCGGCGGGACAGCTCGCTGTACGAGCCGAGAATGTCGTCGAGCCGGGCGAAGGACTCCTGGGCGGTCTTGAATTCATGTGCGGTGTGGATGACCAGCCGGCCGCCGAAGAGGACCACCTCGGCGATCTGACGGGGCTCCAGGAAGCCGCCCTTGCCGTTCTGCCGAGGGATGTTGAGCGCCATCTCGAAGCTGAGCCAGCGGCCCTCGTGGTCCTCGGCGAGGCTGTGGTGCAGCGCGGCCTGCTGCCACGGGTCGAGATACTGCTCGTACGTCTCGGCGAGCTCCACGGCCTCCTGCCCGGCAGGGGAGCGGAACGCGAGGTACTCCTCGTCCTCGAGCCCGTCCCACCGGCCGGTGGAGATCCGCTTGTACTGCGGAGTGGAGACGATCCGCGGGCTCTGGCAGCCGACCAGCCGCTTACGCACCGGCATGGCGGGCCGCGCGCTTGGCGGCGCGAGCAGCGAGTTCGTCAACTGCGCCTCCCTTCTCCCGCGGTGCGGCCATGCCGCGGACCGTGGCCATCGCCTGGCGTAGCTCGCGGGCGGCCGTCGCGGCGCTTTTGACGTCCTTCGCGGAGTCCAGCTCGGTGGCCAGGCGGATCGCGGCGGCCGCGGCTGTGTTCGCGGCCGGGTCGACGCCAAGATCGTTCAGTTCGGTGGCCGTCGCCTTGGCGACGGTGCCCTTGCGCAGTCGGCGCCGCGGCTCCTCGTCGTCACCCACGACCATCACCCCCTGTAACCATCCAAAAGTGACTAAGCGTGACACCGGATTGGCTACGCAGGGTGAGCGATGAGGTGGTTACAGAGAGTCGCTAATTGGGTCAGCTTGCAGGCTCGGGCAATTAGCGAATCCGCTCGGGGGGAGAAACGGGCGACAAGGGCTTTTGGGTCGCCCACCCCTCTGCGAACCACGATGGGGTAAGGCCCCCCTCCCCTTCGTGGAGCAGGCACGATCCGAGCATGATCGACAGCGGATTGACGCGTTTGAGCCCATGATCGTCACTGCGCGTGTGCCGCGAGCCCTCGGCCGGCCGTGGCCGGTGGCCGACGGCCGGTCGGGTCACCCTCGGCCACCGTCGCCCAGGGTGAGGTGGGGTCGGCCACTGCCCGTGACGGTGGAGTCGGTCACCACCGACGCGACGACTGCCGAGTGACGCTGCGTGCGTGGCCTCGGCCGTGCTGTCGGTACCAGCGTGTAGCCACGGCCACCAGGGCGTCAGCCCTCATGTCCCGCACACGCTGCATCACCACGTCCCGGCCTGGGTCGACGACCACGATGCGGGCACCGAGCTGCTCGTACCGGGCGCGGGCCTTGGGGCTCGGCATGGTGTGGATCAGGTAGACGTCGATGGCCTCGCGGTGCTTGATCGCCTCGTCGATGGCCGCGAAGCGAGCACGGAGCGAGACCTTGCGCAGGATGTCGTTCTGGCTCCAGTTGGGTGCGCCGGGCCCGGAGAGGGCGAGCGTGATGCGGTCGAGGTCGATGACGACGTCGGTCGGCCGGGCGCGTGCGGCGATCCAGCTGGACTTGCCCGCGGCCGGCGGGCCGGTGATGACGTACAGCACGTCGGGTCACCGTTCCTCTGGGCGGTAGACGTCGATGCCCTCGGCCCCGGCGAGCACGAGGACCTGGACGCCGGGCATCCGGTCGCGCAGCCGGTCGGCGACGGTGCGGACGTGCTCCAGCGGTGCGTCGCCGTGCATGCGTACGAGGACGGTGTCACCGGGGAGGATGAGCGTGCTGCCGAGCGCTGCCTGCTCGGGGGTGCACTCTGCTACGTGAGAGGCGACGTTGCGTGCGGCGTGACGTCTACCTTCCGGCGCGGCGCCAACGCTGCCGTACGAGCCGCAGCCATCGCACCGCCAGGACCTGCCGTCGTCTGCGAAGTAGGCGATGGGCCGTTCCATGTCACGACCTCCGTCGCTTCTGGCAGTCGGGCCGGCCGCAGTCGATGATCCGCGGGTCCGTGTGGGCGTCGGTGAAGCTGACGTTCGGGTCGCTGTACAGCTTGGTGAGCGCGTCGGGGTCGATCCCGAGTTCGGTCTCCAGCTCGGCGATCACGAGGGGTGACGCCACATCGTGAGTGGGGCAGCGCTTCGGCATGGTCACCACCTCCTCGAGGCTCGGTTGCTGTCGGCCGTGGTCGTGGTCCGGTTGCCGCGCGCCGAGTTGCAGCGCCGGTGTGCCGACCGGGCGTTGGCGGGGTCGAGGAGGTTACCGCCGCGTGAGAGGGGCACGGCGTGGTCGAGGGTGAAGGCGTCGCGGTGTCGGCCTGCTTCGGGGCCGGTGATGTCGTAGCGGATGGGTCGGGAGCACCACCAGCAGGGGAGCAGCAGGGCGCGCTGCTGCTCGCACAACCTGCGGTAGGGGCGCCCGTTGCGGGGGTTGCCGGCCACGGGCGCTCACCTGCCTTAGGTCATCCGCGGTAGTTGCTGGTGTAGCGGGAGCGGTCGTCGGGTCCGGTTTCGCAGCCTTCGTGTTCGTCGGGCCAGCCGCCGTGTGTGAGGGCGTATCCGTATCCCTGGGGCATCGTGCAGCCCTTGTCCTTCCAGTCGCCTGCGATGAAGGTCCAGAAGAGCAGGACGATGAGAGCGATGCCGATCTTGGTGGTTGTGGCCATGGGTGGCTTGCGTGCGATGTCTGGCATGCCGGTGAGTGTGGCCGCTGGTGAAGGTCGCGTGAGGGCGTGTGTCTGATCTGTGACGTGCCGGGGTCGCTGGAGCGTGCGCTACTGCTCGGGGATGCCTACGAGGCGGAGGGCGCGGGCTCGGGTGGCGCGTTCGGCTTGGGCGACGTCGCCGAGGCGGTAGAGGTGGGTGCGGCCGTCGTCGGCGAGGCCGGCGGGCGTGAGGTGGCGGCGGCGTACCCAGTCGCGGATGGTGGCGCGGGTGACGGCTGCTGCGCCGGCGCTGAGGAGTCGGCGGGCGCGGGTGGCGTGCTCGGCGGCCTGGGCGGCGGTGAGCCATGTGGTGTCCATGTGTGCCTCCCTGGGAACGCGTCAGCCCCCGGCTGGCGGGGGCTGAGGTGGCTGTGGGCACAGGTGTGCTGCTGGCAGCAGTGTGGGGCTAACGGGTGATCTTTGTCCAGCCGGATGTGTGTCCGGGCGCGGCGAAGCCCCTGCCGTGCACTCCTCGGCAGGGGCTCCGGTCTCAGCAGCGCTGCAGCCACTCAGCGCGGGTGGGATGCTTCCACGCTACGTCTAGGGACTGACAGTGGTGGTCACTCGCGGCGACGGTAGCCGCTGCGGTTGCGCTGCGGACGTCAGCAGGCGTCGTACCGCCACTCCCCGCCCTCACGCGTCCACGGCTGCTGCTTCTGGTTCAGCGCGGGCACAGCGTAGGTGTACGTCACGCGGGCGAGGTCGCCGGCCAGCTGGTCGACGGTGAGGGTCTTGATGGGGTGGACACCGTACTGCTTCACGGTGGCTTCGACGGCCGGGCCGTACAACTCGATTGGTGCGGTGGCCTGGCAGCGGCCGGACATCATGCTGTGCGCCTTCTTGGTGTCGGTGGCGAAGTAGGCGTCGCTGTAGGCGCGGACGGCCTTCTCCAGTGCTGCGGTGTCCGGGGTGTTGGTCGGGTCGCTGCTGGCCGTCGGGGTCTTGGTGGGCGGGGTGGTCGGCTCGGGTGACGGGCTGGCCGTGGCGGTGGGCGGCTTGTCGTTGGTGCTGCTGTCGGACGAGCAGCCGGTGAGCGCGAGGAGCAGCACGGCGGCGGCCGCGACGGTGGTGGTGTGGCGCATGGTCCCCCCAAGGACTGGTGCGGTGATGAGAGGGAGTCAGGGTACGGCGGAGCCCCTGTCCGGAGCGGCCCGGACAGGGGCTCCGGGTGTCAGCGTCCGAGGCGGCGGCGGGGCTTGTCGACGCGCTCGATGGTGACCTCGTAGTCCTGCGGGGTGCCGGGCACGGGCTTGGGTGGGGTGTCGACGTAGCCGCCGCGGCTGGCGGAGTAGTCGCGGCTGTGGGGGTTTTCGGCGTTGGCGGCCTGACGGTCGCGGGCGGGCATCGTCTTCCTGAGTCCCATAATGGGCGGTCCTGTCTCTCGGTTGGGATGAGGAACCGGGGCGGCCGATGTCTTGGCGGATGGCGGCCGCCCCGGGGTCTAGTGGGCGCGCACCTGCTGACGGCGGTGCGCCTCTGCCGGGTCGTGGACGACGGTCCCGGCCTGGCCGATGGGCTCTACACGGAACCCCTCTCCAGGCCTCTGCTCGCCGACGTTGTTGGTGTTGGCGTTGGCGTCTGAGCTGCACAAACAACCGTCCGAGAGGGGCGCGCCATCGGGGAGCGGAGCGCCCGGGATATCAGCCATATGGACACCGGGACCATTGCCGTGAGGGGTGCGCACACCCGCCCGGACCCGAACGCCGGCGTCGTCGAGGAGTGCCCGGACCGCCTTTGTGTCGGGGAGTCCGGTGGCCTGTTGGAGTCGGGTGAGGAGGACGTGGTGGCCGCCCGTGCCGAGGGTGCGGAGGTGCTCGGCGATGTCGACGGCGGGCTCGTCGTCCGGCTGCTCCTCGTCGCCGGTGCGACAGCGGCCGGCATACCAGCCGCGGGCCTTCCGCACGGTCGCGGTGGCGAGCAGCCCGGCCACGAAGTAGCCGACCTCGGGTACCGCGTAGGCGACTCCCCCGGCCGCGCCAGCGAGGACGACGACCACGCAGCCGCCAGCCAGACGGCTCGGCTCCGGCAGCTCCTCCCCCGTCGGCTGCTCCTGCGGCTCTGCGGCGCTCATGCCAGCACTCCGTAGACGACGCTGCCGGTCCAGTTCGCGGCCTGCGCGAGCGGCACCGCGGCCGCGCCGGCGATCCCGGCTGACGTGCCCAGGCAGATGCCGCACCAAGCGCCCATCTTGAGGTCCCGGCCGTACCGAGATGCCTTCACCGCGGCGAGCATGCCGACGGTCAGGAGCAGCACCAGCGCGCCGCCGGTCTGGGTGAGCGGCAGGTACGTGCCTGCCCCGGCGGATGTGCCGGCCTGGGTTCCGACGCCCCAGACGAGGGCGACGTCTCCGAGCCAGTTGGAGATCCACAGGGTGGTGTCGGCGATCCAGCCGATGAGGCCGCCAACGGTGAGGATGGTCAGGACGCCGTACGCCCAGGCGGCGAGGAACGGGAGCAGCGTGCCGACGTAGCCGAGGGGGTTGGTGGCGAGTGCTTTGGTGCCGGGCCACCAGGTGACGACGTAGCGGACGAGGAGAGCGAGGCCGACGGTGACGCCGCCGATGGTCACGATGGTCACTTCGGGGTCCTCAGTGGAGGAGGGCCAGCCCGAGGGCGGCGAGGGCGAGGATGAGGGTGGTGGTGCCGACGGTGAGTGGCAGGTCGCGGCGGGCGATGTGGGAGAGGCCGCAGAACCCGCCGACCATGGCGATCAGGAACAGGAGGGTCATGACGCTTCCCGTTCGATCCGGCGTCGTGTCCGGGCGACGGTGTCCGCGGTGGTGTGCTGTCCGTGGATGCGGCGGACGTAGGACAGGACGGCGTCCTTGTCCGTGATGCCGGACGCGAACGCTGTCCGGATGGTGTCCGCGATGGACTGTCCGGCCGGTGCGATCGGGCGGACAGGCCGGACGGGCGAACGCTTTGACCTGCTGTCCGTCGTGTCCGGGCGGGTGTCCGTGTCCGGTGCGAGGACGGTGCGGACGGTGTCCGTGTCCGTGTCGATCCCGGCGGCGGACAGGTGGTCGACGATGTCCTCGGCGGTCGCGTCGGGGAAGGTGTCCGCTGCTGCGCGGACAGCGGCGCGGACGGTGCTGTCCGTCCGCTTGTCCGGGGCGGTGTCCGTGTCCGGCGCCGTGAGGACGTGTCCGGTCTGGACCGGGTCGAGGAGGTCCAGGCGGACGCCGACCGCGCTGCGCAGGGTCTGCCAGGAGCGGCCCGGGTACATGACCCAGCCGAGCATGGGGATGTGGGGCATGCGTTCGGCGACGAGGCCGCGGGCGGCGCGCTGCTCGTCGCGGACGTCTCGGCGGTGGAGTTCGAAGAGCAGCTCGACGCCGAAGGAGAGGGAGGCGAAGCCAGCGGCCGCGGGGGTGCCGCCGATGTCGTGGCCGTGGTTCCAGTTGAGGACTCCGGCGACAGTGACGAACAGCAGGATCGCGAGGCGGGACAGGCCGGCGGGGGTGCCGCGTTCGACGGCGCGGCGGGCGTAGGCGGCGCAGATGAGGCCGGCGGCGTCGAACATGACGGACAGCGGCCAGGCGAGCCAGGGTGCCATGCCCCAGCGCTGGAGCTGGCCGGAGAGCGACCATGCGGCGGCGGCGAGCAGCATGCCGAGGACGAGGCCCCAGGCGAGGCGGATCGGTGAGGACAGGCGGCGTCCGTGTCCGCGGTTGTCCGGACGCTGTCCGGGTGTGGTCTTCACGGTGCTCCTCCGGGAGCGCAGAGGGGAGGCCGGGTCCTGCGGTGTGGCGGGGCCCGGCTGTCCGGTGGGGTGTCAGGCGGCTGCTGCTGCGCGGAGCTTGAGGGCGTACTCGCCGCGGGTGATGGAGCTGCGGGGCTCGATCTCCGGCATGTGGGCGAGGAGCTCCTGCTCGAGCGCGTCGGAGGCCTCGGTGAGGTAGCCGGCGGCGTCGGTGGCGAACGTCAACGCGAGGGCGTGGCGGCGGGCGTTGTCGATGCTGCCGGTCGGGCGCCGGGTGGTCAGGCGGTCAGCGATCGCGAGCAGGGCCGCGCGGCCTTCTGCGGTGATCGGGGCTGTCTGCTGGCTCATCGCAGGTCCTCGGCGGCGGCACGGATGCGGGCGGCGAGGGAGTCGGCCGTCTCGCCCGGGTATGCCTCGGGCATCTCGTCCATCGCGGCATGGGTGGCCTGCGAGACGACGATGGCGGGCAGGGCGCCGAGGATGTACGCCTTGGCGAGGTTGAGCGCCTCGGTGAGCAGTCCCTCGTTGACCGTGAGGAAGGCGTGGCCCTCGAGGACGTCGGCGACGCCGTTGAGGAAGCGGTAGGCCCAGGACGGCTCGGAGAGGATCTGGGTGAGGGCGGCGTCGAGGTCTTCGGTGGTGAAGAGGGTCGGGATACGCTCCATGCGGATCCACTCCTTCGTCGCGGTTGCGGGTGGGTCTGGCCCCGGCCTTATGGAGCTGCGAACTCCGGCCGGGGCCGTCTTGCGTCAGTAGCTGGGCTACTTCCCCAGACTGTATGGGTCCCATACACTCTTGGCAAGTGGCCCGCCCGAACGGAGAGGTGCGGCTGTGAGCGACGAGGAGGTGCGGCGGGTGTCCGAAGCCCTTGACGCCGTGGAGCGGATCCCGGACCGCGAGGAGCGCGTGCGCGCCATGAGCCAGACAATGGCCGCGCAGGTGCAGCGCAACAAGGCCTGGCAGAAGGAGCGTCGGGCCCTGGTGCTCGAGCTGCAGGCCGCCGGCGAATCGGTCCGGAAGATCGCTGCACGGGTCGGCACGTCGCCGAGCACGGTGCAGGACATCCTCCGGGGCTACTCCGGCTCGGGCACGCACCGGCCGCGGGCGACTCCGCCGGTCTCCGAGTAGCCGTACGCACGCGAGCCCCCGACCATCGGTCGGGGGCTTCGTCATGCTGCCTGTTGCTCGGCGGCGGCCGCCTGGCCGTGGAGCCGGACCGCGAGGGCGGTGAGCGCCGGCAGTACCGCCTCGGAGTGCTGCCGGTACTCCTCGGCATTCAGACGGTGCCCGCAGGCCTCGCACACGGTGAACGGCTCACCCTCGGTGGTCACCAGGGCGAAGGCGTCGCATTCGGGGCACGGGGCGGAGCGGCTGACCTTGCGCGGCCGCCGGTCCGTCTTGCCCCGCACACGCCATATGAGGTCCTCGATCTGCTGGTACATGTCGCCGATCCAGGACTGGGTGACGGCGTAGGGCAGGTAGCCGATCAGCCAGTGGCACCAGGCGGCAACGTCGGAACCGCGGCGGCTCCATGGGCCGTCGCACGGCTGGATGCGCACCGTGCCGTGCCGGTCCCGGGTGACGGACGGGACGCTGGCGGCGATGTACCGGGCCCACCCGTACAGCAGCGGGGTGAGGGGGACGCCGGCGGACTGGTCGCCGTGCGGGTCGGCCAGGACGACGACGTGCCCGGGGCCGAGGAGGTTCATCACGTCCAGGCGTACGGGCATCGGCGAGTGAGCCCGGCCGCCGCCGCCCCGGCCGGGCAGGCTGCTCCCCGGCTGCAGCAGGGCGGCGAGGAGCGGCATGTGGCGCGGGAGCTCGAGGAGCATGGCGCGGAGCCGGTAGGCGCAGGCCTCGCACGCGTAGACCTCGGCGCCCTCAGGGAGCCGGTAGTGGCAGATGGTGCAGCAGTTCATCGTGCGTCCTTCGGCAGGCCCTGCCAGGGGCCGTGGTCGTAGGCGAACCGCCCCGTGGTGTGTCCGGCCGGGGCGGTGCACTGGCGGGGCATGCGGTACGGGCCGTCCCACTGGTCGTGGCGGAAGCCGCACTGCTCGGTGGGCGGTGCGTTGCGGGCGGTGCTGTCCTCGTTGGGCCACTCGATGCGGGCGTCCGGGTAGCCGCGCAGTAGGTCCTCCTCGGTGGCGGCGACGGAGGCGAGGCCGAATTCGGGGTCGTCGATCACGAGGCAGCGGCCGGACGGGAAGGCTGCGCCGTCGAGGACCTGGCCGCCGCGGAGGTGCAGCCGGAAGCCGCGGGCGAAGTCGGTCATCGGTTCCTCCGGGGGCGGATCTGGTGGGGGTCGTGCACGCCGAGGGGCACGCCCGCGACGACGACGATCGCGAGCGTGACCCCGAGCGCGGCGAGGATCTGCCCGATCACCGGGCCGCCTTGGTCAGGGTCTTGGCCCGGGCCAGTCCGTCGGCGGTGAGGGTGTAGTGGGCTCGGCCGATGAGGCCGTCGTAGGTGACGTCGACCAGGCCGCGCTCCTGGAGACGTTCGAGGGCCGGGTAGACGGAGCCGCTGCTCAGGTCGGTGCCGAGGCAGATCGCCATGCCCACCTGCGGCAGCCCGTCAATGGAGTGGAGGTGGGCGAGGATCAGCCGCTCGGCTCGGCGCTCCCGCCTTACGACGAGGGAGTAGGTGGCGCAGGTGGCCAGGCCGATGATCCAGCCGTAGAGGACGTGGGACAGCGTCTGCGGGTCGAAGGTCATGACTGGTCCTGGGGTTGGGCGGCCTGCTCGGCGGCGGCCGCGAGGGTGCGGGTGTAGCGCTGGCGGTGGGCGAGGTCGGCGAAGAATGCGGAGCAGACGATGAGGCCGGCGGCCGGTGCCCACAGCTGGACGAAGCCGCAGAAGATTGCCGACGTCATCGATGCGACGGCGGCCGCGTACGTGAGCCGGTGCAGCCCAGCCGAGCCGCGCGGCAGGAAGCGCCGTACGCCGCGGCGGCGGGGCCGGATCGTGTACCCGGAGGCGAGCAGGTACTCGCCGATCCGCTCGACGCGCCCGGGCACCGTGGCTGCGGTCGGCTCGGTGGTCAGCTCGTAGTCCTCGAGCGCGTGGCGTATCGCGGTCAGGCCCGGGTCAGTGCTGCGCATGCTGCTCCTCCTCGATCGTCAGCTGGCCCTCTCCCTCGAGGGCGGCCGGGGTGGCGGACCGGACCGGCCCGGCGGGTGTGGGTTGGGGGCGAGTGCGGCGTCCGCAGACGGGCCCGACCCGGCGGGCCGGTCCGGTC